AAAAAGAGTATAGACAAAGAAAAGCAGAAGAAGCATCACAAAAAAAGTATAAAAAAATCATGAAAGATTTACATGGACACGATATTGATGAGTGATGTTACTGTGATGTTACTGTTATGTTACTGTTACAAAATTGTGATGATACAGAGCAGAGTAGAGCAGAGCAGAGTAAAGAATATAATATATAAAAATAAGGAGGTTGGAATTGTTAATACTTTATAAAGAAGTAACAGATTTACAAAAAGTTAGATCATTATTAGAGATGGAAGGCGAAATATGTTCACTTGATCCATCTGTTTCAAGAGTAAGACAACAGATATACATATTACAAAAAGATTTCTTTTTAGATATTTGGAAAGAAGATTGTGATTGTAGAGAGGGTATGATGCGTGCTAAACTTAATCTAGATGGTACACCAAGAAAACATAAGAAGTATGTATTGGAGTGGGCAATATGACAACAAAAACTACTAACAAATATAAAGAAAACTACACATTAGCAAAAGAACTTTATTTAGTAAATTACTTTAATTATAAATGTGAATATGTTTCTAGTTATTTTCACGATTATAACGAAGCTAAAGAGTTCGCGAAAAAAAAGGAGGGTGTAGTTTTTAAAAGAATGCGTATTTTTTCTACAAGAGAAACTATGAAAAGAGTTGTAAATGCCACAAAATAAAAAACATAGAATGATTCTTGTATTAGAAAGATCATATCTTGCAAAAGATGCAGTTCAAGCATATAAAATGTTTAATGAGGATAAAAAATATATTCATCCAAATTGGAAAGTAAAGAGTGAAATGTTTGTAAGAGAAGAAGAGGAATGATGGATGTAATTTTTGTTCTATTTATTGTGTTAGGTGTTAATTATCTTGCTTGGTGGTTGATAAAGAAAGATAAAATATGAGTGAACTTAGTAAACCATTACAAGAGTTTTGGAAAAATCAAATAAAGAATAATAATGTAAAATCTACGCCATTTTCTGGTTTTTGTATGTTTTGTAATATAAAAATTACTCAACAAGATGAAGATCATTCAGTTTGTAATAAATGTTGGAACAAATTTAAAAATAATGCTTGATTTACTTTTATCTTGTTCATTGTTAGGATTGTTGGACTTCCATATCACTAAGCCCAACGAAATTCCAACGATTGTTCAACAATGTGAGATAATAGAGGAGGTGCAAGAGTGGATACCTTTAATTAGCGATTCATTCAACAATGATTCCGCTCTTGCACTTACAATCATGTTTTGTGAGAGTTCTGGATACAGTCAAGCTACAGGAATAAATACTGATGGATCAATAGATCAGGGCCTCTTCCAATTTAACGAACGCACTGAAAGATGGTTAGAAAAAGATATATATAAAAGAGATCTAGATATGTATGATCCGATAACAAACATAAAAGCAGCAAGATGGTTATCAAAGAATGATGGATGGCATCATTGGAACTCATCAAAACATTGTTGGGGAAAGTATCAAAGATGAGAGTTTTAGTTGCCTGTGAATATTCCGGGATAGTCAGAGATGAGTTTTTAAAACTAGGACATGATGCAGTAAGTTGTGATTTACTAGATTCAGAAAGTGATTTTGGAGAACACTATAAAGGTAATGTTTTAGATATAATCAATGATGGTTGGGATATGATGATAGCTTTTCCTCCATGTACATATTTAACTGTAAGTGGTAATAGATGGTTTTATCATCCAGAAGATAAACACTTACCTTATGAGAAAAGACGCCCACATCCTTTACATCCTAATAGAAGAGAATTACAAGAAGAAGCATTAGATTTCATAATATTATTAATGGATGCTCCTATTGATAAAATAGCTATTGAAAATCCAATAGGAGTAATAAGTACAAAGATAAGAAAGCCAGATCAAATAATACAACCTTATGAATATGGACATGCTACTTCTAAATCTACTTGTCTGTGGTTGAAAAACTTACCTTTATTACAACCTACAAATATTGTAGATCCAGAATGGATTCAAGTTAGTGGAGGTCAAAGAATGTCTAAGTTTCATTATGATTCTTATAGTTTACCGAAAGATGAGAGAAGTAAAATTAGATCTAAGACATTTTTAGGTATTGCAAAAGCTATGGCAGATCAATGGGTTTGATATGGAAATATTAGTACAAAAAGTTCCTAAAGTTGTTTATGAAGATTGGATCATAAATAAACACTATGCAAAGAGGATGTGTCAGGTTTCTCATGCATTTGGACTGTATTTGGATGGTAATATTTCTGGTGTTGTAACTTATGGAATGAGCCCATCTGCTACACTAGCTGCGTCAATTGCAGGAGAAAAGTATAAATCTATTGTTTATGAACTTAATAGATTGATAACAGAAGATAACTTACCAAAGAATGTTTTATCCACTTTTGTTTCCAAATCTTTCAAATTGTTACCAAAACCAATGATTATTGTAAGTTTTGCTGATCCAAATTCAGGCCATCATGGATACATCTATCAAGCAACAAACTTCATTTATACAGGAAAAAGCTCTAATACTACACAATATACCTATCCAGATGGTAAAGAGTTTCATTTCAAAAACTTTAGACACAAAAAACATTCATCACAGTTTAAAAAAGAACTAGGTAAATCTGATGTAACAAATCAAGATATTATTGATTTTTACGATCTAAAAAGAAAGAACATAGATGGTAAATATAGATATATATACATACTTGGATCTAAGAAAGAAAAAAAAGATATAATGAAAAGTTTTAGATTGGAAATACTAAAATATCCTAAAGGCGAAAATAAAAATTATGAAGTAGATTTTGAGAATATGGATAAACAATTAAATCTGTTTGGGTAGGAGGTTGAACAATGACAGATAAAGAAACAATAAAAAACATATTGGTAAGGAATCAAGATAGCTGGGTTTGTAGTTCAGTTTTTCTTAGAGAACACTTTATCAAAGACTATGCACAAAGAATATCGGAAGTAAAAAGGGAGAAAGTGCGTGGTTGTGAAATAGATATACAGGGAAAGAAATGTGAGTTACATAATCATAGATTGTTTATGTATAAACTTACAATTATTGCACCGGATTATGAGCGCAGCACCTTATTCTGATGAAATAAATAGAGGATTTGAGATTGTCAAAAGACACCTCATAGATGTTGGTTTATGGAACAGAATTAGTCAAAAACAGGAGATAGATCCTCTTTTTTCTCATCCATTCTTTAGCGATCATTATGGAGGAGTAGAGTTTGATCTAAAGATGAAAAATATAGATTCTAGGTGGCATATTGTGTACACAAGAAAAGATCTCTTTAATATGCTTACAGAAACTTCTATATCATCTCAATCTGTTTGGGATATTGGATATGATGATCTAATAAATATTTTATATTCTGTAACACAAGAACTTAGAAAAGAAGAAGAGAAACTACTCAAACAAGCTATAAGGGAATCTGAATATCGGAAAGCTGCAAAGAGAATGCATTACTTTCTGGATGATGATTGAGTTCAAAAAACACGAAAAAATTAGATTTGTAGAAGCTGGAACAGATTTTCTTACTCCAGAACAAGAGATCAAGTGGAGATATGGAAAAGTTTTACATAGGATAAAAAAACGATATGGATCAGTTGTTTATCTAATTGAAGAACAAGAAAACAAAAACAAACTCAAAATTTCAGAATATCTAGTTTTTAAAGTACATTAGAAATATGCTAGAAAATAATGGAATGACAACTAAAGAAATGATAATGCTTGTGATTCAGGGGCAGCGGGAAATTAATCAACGAATTGATGAATTACACGAAAAAACGAATAGTAAAGTTTCTAAAACAGAGTTTTTCAGTTACATGGGCGTAATCATATCTCTAGCCGTTCTTCTAAGAACTATGATGTAGGAGGTAGATGTGGAATCTTGTTGCGGACAGGGCTGCTGCGGTGGTAGATAATTTTCCTAATGAATGAAACGCTTTTTTTTATATTTAAGTGTGTTGTTATTGGTATATCCAATATTACTAGCGCACGCTAATGAAACTACAACAACTACTACTACTTCTACAAGTACAACAACTACAACAACTACAACTACAACGATTCCGGGCGAAGTAGAAGAAATAGAAACTTTTGATGGTACTACTACAACTACAACTGTTCCAGATGAAAATGTAACCACAACTACAACTACTACAACAACAATTCCAGATAATACAACTACAACAACTACTGTGCCTGAAACTTGGGAACAATCAACAGATATTGTTTTACCAGAGGATGAAATAGATAGTCAGGGAAATGAGATAGAGAACAATATACAGATAGATGATAAGCACAGTAATGGTAATTGGTCTTGTTGTGGAATGACAGATTTTCACATGAATTTACACTACTTCCAACATGGTAACGATAGTAATGATTACACTTTTGATCTTCCTGATGAACATGATATTTATGAAGTTGGTTTTCGTATAGGAGCTCTAAATAATGATGGAACAGTAACTTATGTACATAAAGATGAAACATCACAAGAAAACATCTTAGAAGGCCAAGATAATACAGATATACAAAATATGTTTGAGGATGTGGTTTACAACATATACGATACATTAGAAACATTTATTGATAGTTTTACAATAACAATAAATGATTGGTCTTTGTTAGATGATATTAGTTTTAAGTATGTTACAACTACAACTACAACTACAACAACAACTACTACTACAACTACTACTATTTATATACCACCACCAGATCCAGAGCCAGAGCCTATTCCAGAGCCAGAAGTTGTTGTAGTAATATTAGAATCTGGAGAAGAAGCTGAATATCAACAACATGAGATTGATGATGGTACAGTTGAACGCGATAATCAACGCGATAAGAATTTTATTGAAACAGGTATAAGAGAAACTGATATACAGAGAGAAAGAAGAGAAGAGGAAGAAAGATTACAAAATGAAGAAGAAAATGAAATCGGAGATGAATTTTTTGAGGGAGATGATGAAATACTTCAAATTCCAGATGATGATGAAGTGGAAAGAGATCTCAAAGAACTTGAATATGAAGAAGAAATTGAAATATTTACATTTGAAAGTGAAGAAGAAATTGAAGAATTTATTGATACGATCATTGAAGTTGAAGAGTTTCTGGAAGAGTTCGAAGAGGTAGAAATAATTATTATTGAAGATTTAGAGGATCTTGAAATAAATTTAGATATTGAAGATATTGTAATACCTGAAAAAGAAGAAGATTTAGATGATTGGGATACAGAGTTCGAAGAAATAGAAGAAGAAACAATCATTGAGATACTTCCAGAAGAAGTTACAGAAGAAGAATATGAAGAGATCATTGAGAAAGATATTGATGATTTAAATGAAGAAGAAGTAGAAATTGTTGTTGAAATAACAGAAAAAGTAATTGAAGAGGTTGTAAAGTTAGATGTTTTGGAAGAAGAGATTGAGATAATAGATCATGAAGAATATATTGAACTTTCGGAAGAAGAACAAGAGATCTATGAAGAAGAACTAACAGAGAAAATTGAAGAGATTGTAGAAGAATTAGAAGTAGAAGAGTTAGTAACTGTTGTAGAACAGGTTGAGAGTATCGGTGTTGAAACATTAGAAACAGCTGATATTGAAACAGTAAAGGTTGTTCAGGCAGTTGTAGTAGAGATTGTTGAAGAAGTTGATTCATTATCAGAGGAAGAAGTAGAGATTGTAGCAAATGTTTTGGGTTTTGAAGAAGAAGAAGATGTAAAGATAATTAGTGAAATAGCTAAAGAAGATCAACAGGTTGAAGAGGCTCTTGATACATTTGTTGAAAGAAAGATAGAGAATAGTAAAGATTCATTGATGCCTTACACTTTGAGCGACAGTATCGTAGAGGTACAGGTAGAACAGTTTTTAGAAAATCCCATTGAAACTTTGGTAAATGTAGATTTATCAGATATAACTATAAGTAAGATAAATTCTGGGATGAGCAGCGATCAGAAAGAGAAATCGCAAGAGGTAGTTGTACCAACAATCCTAGTAAGAATAGCAAGTATGTTCAGTATGGCATACAGGAGAAATGGATGATAGAGAAAGTTTGGAAATGGTTTGTTGAAGCTATAAGAGAAACAGTAGCACTTAGCTGGACGCTTGTTGGACTTCTGATTAGCTACTTTACATTGACAGGTGCTGCGCAACAGATAACAGGTCTAGGAATAGTAATTACATTGACAATTTGGTTATTTACAATTAATTTTAGAAAAAATGTGTAAATATTGTAAAACTAAAGAAAATATAATACATAGTGGAGTAGATGGTCTTTACTTAGGATGCTTAGATGATCTTCATGAGATTTGTTATGATTGTGGAAATAAAAATGTGTAAGTGTAATTACATCTGTTGTGGATGTTCATATCATTGTAAATCTTTTCAATAGATACTATATATAGTGTATTTCTAAAAAAAAATTTATTTAGCACCACCAAAATCAAAAAAGTTCAGACAGAATATATATATAGGGTAAAAACCGGAAATATATAAAAAGTTCAGAGAGAATATAAGTAAGGGAGAAAATGAAACCAAAACCACTTAAAACATTAAGATCAAATGATATTCATTGGTTTGGAGATAATAACAGTCATAGTGGTAAAACACACATATTAGATGAAGTTAGCTTTGAAGAAGATTATCATCCATTTTATGTAAAAGCTATCTGTGGAACATCATTTAAAACTAGATACAAAGATGCAGCTCATAACTTAAATACAGAAAGAGGTGTAGGTTGTTTCAATTGTATGATAAAAGCTGGTTATGTGAAATATGATTCTCCTGTAAAAATTGAACACGCTGGAGAAAAAGTACAAGTAGGAAAAATATATGAAGTCTTGATTCCTTTTTTATGTTCAAGATTCCATACAGAAACAAAAAAATATAATATAGGAGATGCATATTTTTATCATTTCAAATCTGAATAAAAAAACTTTGTTTCATAATAATTAATAACTTTGTAATTTAATAAGTTATAGTAAAACTATGGATTATTTAGATGATTTGTTTATACCAAATCCTTATCAACAACAGATAGATGAAACCAATATTGATTACAAAAGATTCTTATATTATAAAGATTTAGGAGCTAAAAGATCATTAAAAAAGGTTTCGGCATTCTTTGGCGTTTCTGATAGAAGAATAGCACAAATATCTGTAAAAAATCATTGGATTGATAGATTACATGCAATAAATAAGATAGAAAACGATCAAATAATATCTACTGTTTTGAGTTATATTGGAGAAACAGCT